CGGGTGAGGTCTTGGATGGTCATTGCTTAAGCGCCCGCTCCAGTAGCACGCGGATCGCTGTTGCACGCGACATGGCATCACCACGCCAGGCATCCAGCCGCCGCAACAGCTCAGGCGTCAGGCGCACGGGTGTGGGATGGGCAAGACGCATCGGCTGGCGGTGGCGGCTTGCGGACTGTAGCCGCCGCTGCTACGGTCAGCAAGCAACGCGGAATTTAGATGGGCATCGCCTTCAAGGCGGTTTAAGGCCTCATTCCGGAGCACACATCACAACATGCAGCAACTTCTATTCATCGACGAGCCGCCGCCAACGGCTTTGCCGCCTCCTGCAAACTGCAGCGGTCCGCCCATCTGGGGATGTGACTATGGCGGCGGATACTTTCACGCATGGCGCAATGGCAAATCAATTCGATTGCGCTCAGACCAATTCGCCGCGCTTGCGTTCACGCAGCCCGGTGACGTCATCATCGTCGAGAATGCTCACATGCAGCCAAGGAAGAAAAGCCTTGCGCAGGTTTACACATTCGATGAACTGACTCAGATTCAATCGCGCGCCAATGATCTTAAAGTCAGCATTCGGCTTTGGTTTCATGGATTAACGCCGAAATGGCGGCGCATCCTGAAAATGGATAGCAAGTCCGACGAGGTTGACGCCGAGACTATTGCAAGGATTGCCATGCGCCGCGGCATTACTGACTTGCAGTATTTCAATCCACGCAGCGATTATCCGCCGCGCATTTTGTGGGCGCATGAGCAGATTACTGACATGAATGACATCCTCAACATGGCCAGGATCGACTACATGGCAAAGACTTGCCCATGCGTTTATGACTATATCACCCGCGGTCAGCATGGGAGCTTGCATTGCGCATGGCGACGGCATGAGGCGTTTTCAAGCATTGTGCAGGACATGCAGACTTTTTTCCATAGCCAAGAGGCATTCAAGCAGGGTGTCAGCTTATGGGCGGCGCTTGTTGATTACCAAGGGAATCCACGCGCTTACGAAGGCCGCCAGCCCGGCGTGAAGTTTGTGATGAACGAACTTCTGCGCATGAGGCCGAATCATTTTCGCGGCGGCGTTGCTCGCAGCAATTTGATGTACCACGGCTTCCGCAATCACGCAATCGCGCATCTTGGCATACGCAAGGATGGCACAAAGCTGCATGAGTTCAGTCCATCGCAGCACGCCAAATGGTTGGCATTCCGGCAAAGGTATCGCCGCGCCATGGTGGCAATGCTTCATTCAATGAAGGACTACATCAACTCTTAGCTCAAAGATCGCTGTTTAGCCCGTCACGCATTTTTGCGTTTAATCCGCCATAGCGATCTACCAACCATCAATCCAAATGACCAAGACCACATTGCATGCCGTGGCATGAGCGATTACCAGGCATTTCTAGATCAAAAGCAACACACCGGCGCTGATCATGGCTTCGAGCCAGTGTTCATGCCGCCGCAGCTCTTTGACTTCCAGCAGGCCCTCGTGCAGTGGGCCGTGCGCAAGGGCCGTGCCGCGATCTTCGCTGATTGCGGATTGGGGAAGACCGCCATGCAGCTCACATGGGCTGAGAACGTGGCCCGTCACACCGGTCGCCCGGTGCTGATCCTGACCCCGCTGGCGGTCGCTGCACAGACCATCCGGGAGGGTGAGAAGTTCGGCATCGAGTGCCACCGCACCAGCGACGGCAGCGTGCCGGGGCGGATTGTGATCACCAACTACGAGCGGCTGTCGGCATTCAATCCTGCCGACTTCTCTGGGGTGGTCTGCGACGAGTCCAGCATCCTCAAAGGTTTCAACGGCGCACGCCGGCAGGAGATCACGATCTTTATGCGCAAGATGCCCTACCGGCTGCTTGCTACTGCTACGGCGGCTCCGAACGACTACATCGAGCTGGGCACCAGTAGCGAGGCCCTTGGCTACATGGGCCATATGGACATGCTGGCTAAGTTCTTCAAGAACGACAACAACAACTGCACCAGCCGGCGCATGTATGGAGAGGCGCCGAAGTGGCGCTTCAAGGGCCACGCCGAGCTGCCGTTCTGGCGCTGGGTTGCCAGCTGGGCTAGGGCCTGCCGCAAGCCTTCGGACCTTGGCTTTGACGATGGCCGTTTCATCCTGCCAGAGCTACGCGAGCGCGATCACCTGATCGACGTATCCGCTCCACCCGAGGGAATGCTGTTCGCCATCCCCGCCACCAACCTCAGGGAGCAGCGGATCGAGCGCAAGCGGACCGTACGGGACCGCTGCGAGCAGGTGGCCGCCATGGTCAATGGCACCGGCCAGCCGGCGCTGGTGTGGTGCCACCTGAACGAGGAAGGTGATTTGCTGGAGGAACTGATCCCCGATGCCATACAGGTCTCAGGGTCTGACAGTGATCAGCAGAAGGAAGACCGCTTTTTGCGGTTCATTGATGGCAAGGCCAGGGTGCTGATCACCAAACCCAAGATCGGCGCTTGGGGGCTCAACTTCCAGCACTGCAACCACATCGCCTACTTTCCGAGTCACAGCTTCGAGCAGTACTACCAGTCTGTCCGCCGCTGCTGGCGGTTTGGTCAGAAGCATCCCGTCACTGTTGATGTGGTGCTGACAGAAGGTGAACGCCGAATCATGGAGAACCTGACGCGCAAGGCCCGCGCGGCAGAGTCCATGTTCTCCAATCTGGTTAATGAGATGGGCCAGGCCACAGGCATCAACCGCATCAATCCCTACACCAAGAAAGAGAGGCTCCCCAAATGGCTGTGATTGATCAAGTCATCGCAGACGACTATGCGATCTACAACGGCGACTGCATTGAAGTGATGCAATCCATGCCGGACGCAAAGGTGCATTTCAGCATCTATAGCCCACCTTTTGGCGGACTGTATCACTACAGCTCAAACGAGCGCGATATCAGCAACTGCGACGACTACGCCGGCTTCTTTGATCACTATGGCTATGTAGTGCAGGAGCTGGCGCGGCTGACCATGCCGGGTCGCTGCACGGCTGTGCATTGCACCGATATCCCCAGCGGCAACAGCGGGCAGGATTACTTGATCGACCTGCCCGGTGACATCATCAAGCTTCACCAGCAGCACGACTGGCAGATGGTGGCTAGGCACACGATCTGGAAGGAACCGCTCTGGGTGCGCAACCGCACGCTTACGAAGAACCTGGCGCACAAGACCATCGTTGACGACTCGGCCTATGCGGGCGTGGCCAGCGCCGACTACCTGCTGATCTTCCGCAAGGCTGGCGCTAATCCGGCCCCTATTGCGCACCCGACTGGGCTGGACAACTACGCCGGAGAGGCGCCAATCCCGGCTGAGCTGCACGAGTTCAAGGGTTACACCGGCAAGCAGACCGGCAACCGCTACAGCCATTGGATCTGGCGCCAGTACGCCTCAAGCATTTGGGATGACGTGCGCATGGGTCGCGTGCTGCCGTTCCGTGACTGCAAGGATCCTGAGGACGAGAAGCACGTCCACCCGCTGCAGTTGGACGTGATCGACCGCGCCATTGCCCTGCGCAGCAACCCTGGCGAAACCGTGCTGACCCCATTCATGGGTGTCGGCAGCGAGGTCTACGGGGCAGTGCAGGCCGGCCGCCGTGGCATCGGCATCGAGCTGAAGCCCAGCTATTACCGGCAAGCGGTGCGCAACCTGGAGATGGCCGGGAGCGTTGAGGTCAATGCTGATCAAACGGAGCTCGATCTATGACCCTCCGCCCCTACCAGCAGCAGCTGGTGACTGACATCCGCTTGCAATACCAGCTCGGCAAGCGCAGCGTGCTGGCGGTGCTGCCCACTGGCGGTGGTAAGACCGTCTGCTTTGCCTACATCGCCGATGCCGCCAGCCGCAAAGGCAACCGCGTGCTGATCCTGGTGCATCGCGCGGAGCTGCTGGACCAGGCCAGCCGCAGCCTGCCGATGCACCATGGCATCATCGCCGCCAATCGCGCCATGGACTTGAGCCATGCGGTGCAGGTGGCCAGCGTGCAAACTGTGGCGCGGCGGCTGCACCGGCTGCCGCGGGACATGTTCCAGCTGATCGTGGTGGACGAGGCCCACCACACCACAGCTGGCACGTGGGCGCGGACGCTGGAGCACTTCAACACCGCCAAGCTGCTGGGGGTGACAGCAACGCCAATCCGCGGTGATAGCCGCGGCCTTGGCGAGCATTACCAGGCCATGGTTGAAGGCCCGAGCGCGCAGTGGTTGACCGACAACGGCTACCTGGCGGCTGCGCGGGTGCTGGCACCGCCGGGCTTCAGCGCTGCCGGGATGCGCAAACGGATGGGTGACTTTGATCAGCGCGACGCGGAGCAGCAGGTGCGCGCGATTCATGGCGACTGCGTTAGCCACTACCGGCAGCACCTGGCAGGTCAGACCGCCATCGCGTTCTGCTGCAGCGTCGCTCATGCTGAAGCGGTGGCGGCATTGTTTAATGCCAGCGGCATTGCTGCCGCCAGCATCGACGGCACCATGGATGCCGTTACCAGGCGCCACCTGCTGAAACAGCTGGGCGCTAACAAGATCAAGGTACTGACTTCCTGCGCATTGATTGGCGAAGGCGTGGACGTGCCGAGCGTGGGCGGCTGCATCCTGCTGCGGCCTACGGCCAGCGTGGGGCTGCACCTACAGATGATCGGTCGCTGCCTGCGGCCATCTGGCAGCAAGGTGGCTGTGGTGCTCGACCATGTGGGCAACTGCCTGCGGCTGGGCCACCACCTAGAGCCGCGCGAGTGGACGCTGGAGGGGCTCAAGAAGCAAGACCGCGAGAAGGCGCCATCGGTCAAGGTCTGCCCCAAGTGCTACGCCGCAATGGCCAGCCAGTCGCGGGTATGCGGCGAGTGCGGGCATACATTCGCCGCTGAGGTGCGCGAGCTGGAGCAGGTGGATGGTGAGCTGGTTGAGATGGCAGCCCGCCAACGCAAGCGCCAGCAAGGCACCGCGCAGAGCCTCGACGACCTCCGCCAGCTAGCGCAGCAACGCGGCTATAAGCGCGGCTGGGCTGAGCGGGTGTACCAGGCCAGACTGGCTAAGAGGCATGGCATCGCTTGACCGAGCAGCAAATCCAGCAGCACATCCGCCTAGCCTGCAGCACCGGCAACACGCGCCTGTACCGCAACAACACCGGCACGCTGCGTGACCAGCATGGCCGCCCGGTGCAGTTCGGCCTGGCGGTGGGCAGCGCTGACTTGATCGGCTGGACGACACGCACCATCACACCAGACATGGTGGGTCAGCAGGTGGCGGTGTTCACCAGCATCGAGGTGAAGAGCGCCACCGGCCGGCTGCGCCCGGAGCAGCGGCAATGGCTGGATGCCGTGCAGGCCGCTGGCGGCATCGCCGGTGTCGCGCGCAGCGTTGAGGATGCGGCACGGTTGACAGGGGATGCATAGGGTGTATGATGGTTGCACGGGGCGAGAGTCCCTCCTTCATTGCGACCCCAACCATGGAACCAATCTTTTACCTGCTGCTGCCCCTGCTGCTGGTGGTGGCTGTCATCCTCTGGCTCGCCGAGAGCCGTGAGCAGCGCATCCGCCGCTGGTACAAGCAAGGCATGAGCCAGCGGTGTATTGCCGATCGGCTGTGCTGCAGCCGCTACGCCGTCCGCAAGGTGCTGGCATGAGCAACGCCATCTGCTTCCTGATCGCCGCGGCCACTGCTGCATTCATTGGCATTCACGCCGCCGACGTTCCAACTACCACTCATTCCGGCACGCAGTCCTACATCCGCAAATGACCTCCTCTGATTCCTACTGGACGCTGCAGGCCGCCATCGCATACGGCGGTGGCTTCATGCGGCGCCTCGCTGATGCTGGGCTCCACGCTGACCCCAGCAACCGCCAGCGCCTGCTGCTGGCATTCCCGGAGCTGCAGCAGTGCTACGGCCCGCAGACGTTCCTCCACCGCCAGGCGCGAGGTAACGCATGACCAGCAACGCCGAATACCACGCCGACCCGGCCATCAGCGCCAGCCACCTGCACTCGGTTGCCGCCAGCCCCTATCACTACTGGAAGCGGTTCATTGATCCGAACCGCCCAGTGGTGCCGCCCACTGCAGCCATGCGCCTTGGCACCCTTGTGCATTGCGCGGTGCTTGAGCCTGACGAGCTGAGTGCGCGCTACGGCATTGCGCCCGATCGCCGCACCAAGGAAGGCAAGGCTGCTGCGGCTGAGATGGAGGCCGCCGGTATCGAGCCGGTGTCAGCCGCCGACATGGAGCAGGCCATGGCCATGAGCGCCAGCGTGCGCAGCCATCCTGATGCCGCTGCGCTGCTCAAGACCGGCAAGGCTGAGCAGTCCTTCTGGTGGGATGACACGATCAGCGGCCTGCGCTGCAAGTGCCGCCCGGACTGGATGACCAATGACACGCTGGTAGATCTCAAGACCACCACCGATGCCAGCCCTGCCGGCTTTGCCAGGTCGGTGGCGCATTGGCGGTATCACGTACAGGCCGATCACTACCAGGCCGGCACCTTCGCGCGGCGGTTTGTATTCATCGCAGTCGAGAAGACCTATCCGTTCGCGGTCGGCGTCTACGAGCTGGACAACGACGCCATGGATCATGCCATCGTGCTGCGGCGGCAGAACCTGGACACCATCGCAGACTGCCGCGCGATCAGCGAATGGCCCGGCTACAGCACGCAGACCATCAGCCTGCCGCGGTGGGCACTGCAGACCTCTGACACCATCACATCCGATGACTTCTAGCTCCCTTGCGCTCTGGACACCAGAGCAGACGCAGCTGATCGCTACCACCATCGCGCCCGGCTGCAGCAGCGACGAGCTGCGCCTCTTCGCCTACGCCTGCCAGCGCACTGGCTTGGATCCGTTCTCAAAGCAGATCTACGCCATCCGACGCAGTGGGCGCATGACCATTCAGGCCGGCATTGACGGCTTGCGCGCCATTGCTGAGCGCACCGGCGAGCTGGACGGCAGCCATACCGAATGGTGCGGTGATGATGGCCAGTGGTCTGATGTATGGATCAGCGCCAAGCCACCGGCTGCAGCCAAGACAACGATCTGGCGCAAGGGTTCATCGCATCCATTCACCGGCGTGGCGCGGTTCGCGGACTACAACGCTGGCCAGGGCTTGTGGTCCAAGATGCCAGCCGCGATGATCGCCAAGTGCTCTGAAGCGCTGGCACTGCGCAAGGCATTCCCCGCCAACCTGAGCGGCGTCTACAGCACCGACGAGATGGAGCAGGTCGAGGTGCAACCTGTCACGGTTACCGCAGCGCCTGCACTGCCTGCCGGTGATGCCAAGCTGTTTGCAGCTGGCAAGGCTGCCATTGCCAAGGCCAAGACCATGGACGACCTAGCCAAGGTGACCACACGCATGGAGGCCCGCAAGGGTGACCTGAGCGATGAGCAGAATGAGCAGCTGATGCAGCTGGCGCTTAGCCGCGAGGCTGAGCTGACCGTACCAGCTGACTTGGACGCATTTGATGATGACTGAGCCGTACCTGACCACTGAGCAGCTAGCCGCCCGATGGGGTGTCAAGCCGAGCACGATCAAAGGCCAGCGCGCGCGGGGCTCAGGGCCACGCTATGTGACCCTGCCGCGCCTCGCTACGCCAGCCGGCATGCCGCGGGTGCAGTACCCACTGGCTGATGTGCTGGCCTTTGAAGAATCCAACTCCATTACACCGATCAACCCATGAGCCTCTACGCATCCGGCATTGTTCGCATCATCAGCGAGCCACAGCTCAAAGCATTTGAAAGCGGCACTATGGTCTGCAACTTCGGCGGCGGCATTCAGGAAGGCAAGGACAAGAACGGCGAATACATCAACAATGCGATTGATGTTGAAGCATGGGGCAAGACCGCCGAGATCATCGTGGACAAGCTGAAGAAAGGTGATTCGATCTTTGTATCTGGCAACCTGCGGATGCAGGAATGGCAGGACAGGGACAGCGGCACCAAGCGCCGCAAGCACGTGCTGAGCGTGCAGCGGTTTGAGTTCCTGCCGCGTGTCAAGGTCGAAGAGGACGTGTTCTGATGGAGCAAGCATTCCGCAAGTGGTGGCAGGAGTCCTACGGTCTGCCGCCTGGACCGCACGCAGTCATGACCCACGTCGCGTGGGTTGAGCATGTGCTGAGCGGCCCCGTTCCTGAGCTGCCGAGTGGCTTGGTTGAGGAATGGTCGAGCATGGGCGGCGAGGCCACGCTGGCCGAGTCGGACCAGCACATCGCCAAGCAGGCCGTGGCCTGGACATGGGAGCGCCGCGCACTGGGGGCGCTACCTGAATGACTAAACAAATCAACGGTGACAAGTTGTTTGTCATTGACCCACACCCAGCCATTCCACCTTCTGATCAACTAAAAAAGTGGGAAGACAAATGGTTTGATGAAGAAGAACATCCTGATGTTCTATTGATCCAAGCGTTTCAAGCAGGCGCCGACCAGGAACTGGAGGCGTGCTGTGAGTGGGTCACGATGGAAACGCCGGCCGACGGGGTACATCTCCGCGCCGCCCGCCGCCCCAAGCCGCCGAGCTTGAAGGAGCAGGCGCTGGCAGCACTTAAGAGGTACGAAGCAGAAGTGTGGTGTGAAGAGATGACATCTGATAGCAGTATTATTCGCCGCGCCCTGAAGGCGCTACCTGAATGACTAAACCTTTACCGCAAAACAGAGTTGACATCAAAGCTATTTTGGCTGACCCCTTACTCCAAGAAGAGTTAATTGAGGGTGCTACAAATTTTATTTGCAAAGTTGAAGGTATTCGCCGTAAAAAAGATTTGGAAATGACTGAACTATCACCACAAGCGCAGGCGGTGTTGGATGCAGCAGACGCCGTACTAGAACAAGCGGACGCCCCAACATGGCTAGTTGCACGGGGCATGGCCGCCGCCCTTGAAGCTGCTGCTGATCAGGTGGCGTCCCGCATCCCGGACGACTGCACTGCCGACGTGTTCAACCGCCAGCTCAAGATCCGAGACGAACTTCTCGCCATCGCCGCCGAGCTGGAGGGTGGCAATGACTGACTCACGTTTGCCCGAAGTAGATGACATTCTGCGTTTGGCTGCAATCATCCGTAGGGTTGACGGCAACCACGACAAAGGCGCTGCTGCGTTGGCGGAGGCAATCTTAAGCCATCCCGACAGCCGCTGGCAACACGCCCAGCCCGAGCCGCAGGGGCCGACGGATGAGGAGCTGGACGAGTTTGCTATCTACTGGTGGGGGCCTGAAACCGACGAGAGTTTAGTCTCCGATGTGATCGAATGCGGAAGCATGGTTGCCTACGCCCGCGCCGTCCTTGCCCGCTATGGCCGCCCCGCCATCGAGCCGGTGCCTGGGGTGGAGGGTGAGCCATGAAGCCACTCCAGCTGTACCGAGTGGCCTTCAGCCACGCCGCACCGCTCCACCTGATGGCCCGTGACCTTGCGCACGCCATCACCAGTGGCAAGGAGCTGTGCCCTGATGCTCAGTTCCTGAGCGCCACGCTGATGCCCGAATGGGACAACACTGACGACCTGAACCATGAGCGCTGATTCAATGAAGGATTACCTAGCCGAGATCGGCAGGTTTCCGCTATTGACTGGTGAGCAGGAGATCCAACTATCTCGCCAGGTGCGACGGATGATTGAACTGCAAGCGATGAAAGGCGAACGCACGAAAGAAGAGCTGCGTGCGATCAAACGAGGTCAGCGCGCGCGTGACACCATGATGAACTGCAACCTACGGTTAGTAGTTCACATCGCCAAGCGTTACACCACTCGGCTGAAGTGCAATGGCCTGGAACTGATGGACCTGATCCAGGAAGGTGCCATCGGTTTGAATCGCGCTGTTGAATTGTTCGATGGCACCAAAGGCTACAAGTTCAGCACCTATGCCTATTGGTGGGTGCGGCAATCAATCACACGCGCGATTGATACCAAAGAGCGATTGATTCGTGTGCCGCAGCACATCTTAGATACGACGTACAAGATCGCCAAGCTGCAACGCGAGCACATGCAACAGCATGGCAAGTCAATGACAACTGCTGAATGCGCCAATGCACTTGGCATCACGCAGCATGAAGTGCAAAGCTACGTGATGCGAAATATTCCGCATTCAAGCTTGGATCAACAGGTAAGCGATACAGGTTCAGCGCTAGGCGATTTGATTGCCGATGAACCAGCACCTGAAGAGCTGCACCAGGAGTATGGCGAGCAGTTGCAGTTGTCGCTGATGGAGTTGAATGACTTAGATAGAAAGATCGTCTGTGGGTATTACGGCATTGGGGCGACGCAGCAATCTCAACACGAAATGTCCAAGGAGCTTGGTGTAACGCGCAGCGCGGTGGGCGATCGACATCGCCGCACGATGCGCCGATTGCGGCTGCGGTTGGTTTATCATCGCAGCTAGTTCCAGCTCGCAGATATAAGCAGTCGCTTGCTTGATCAGTTGCGCTTGGTATGCGTTTTGCTTGATGATTGATGCGCATAGTTTGCGTACATCATCAGCGTTTTCATGCGTGAATGCTGCGCGTGATTGCGCCTCAATGCGCAGCTCTTCTTCAATGGACCATGAAATAACCAGCCACTTTGCCCATGTCATGACACCAGCATGGCCCATCCGGTACCAGGACCATCTGCCTCCCATCGGCGCAGCCAATTCTTGCGGCTGTAGGCAATGCCTGCACCTTTGGTGTGGTTGAGGTAGCCGCCGTTCACCATGTCGGCCTCGCCGTTCGGATCGTTGTGGATGTAGGCGCCGCTGGTGGCGCCGATGACCACGGACCAGTGGCCGCCACCGGTGGGTGCGCCGACAGGCCCTTTATGAAGCCAGCCCACCATCACGGGGCGACCAGCCTGCAGTTCGGTGTCAATTACGGCAGAGTTGCAGTTGGTGCGCAGCCGCGCTGTAAGCCCTAAGGATTGCAACGCCTTGATCTGCGCTTGCGCGTCGGTGGTGTCGCCGGAGCGGGCGCGGATCTTGTTATAGGCATCGTCGCCGCTCACCTTGCCGTAGAACTTGGCCACCATGGCAGCGCTGCTGCTGAAGCATTCGCGGTAGCCGGTGCCGCTGGCATTATCGTTCTGCGCCTCGTAAGGCACACGTAGCAGGATGCCCTGCGGTGTGCCCTTCTGCCAGAGTGCGCCCTCAGCCTTACGTCGGCGCAGCAGGCCAGCTTCGACGCTTGTGCCAGGGTTGCAGTAGAGCAGCAATGCAGCCGGTACAGCGTTCCAGTCCTTATCGCGCAACGCTGCGCTGATGGTGTCAAATCCAGTGCTGCCGTAGAACCCAGCGCCGAGGTTGTAGGCAAAGCTGATCAATGCGCAGCGCTGCAGATCGGTCATGCTTGCCCAGTGCGGGATCGCACGCAGGCGGTCTGCGATGCGGTCCACCTCAAGGCGGAGCAGCATGTCAGCTTCGATGACGTTGATCTTGTCGCCGCGCTGCACGGCGCTGCCATCCGGGAATCGCGTGGTGCCGTAACCGATCGTCCACGGATCGCCGCCGCTTAATGGGTCTGGGTAGGCGCTAAGGTGGCAGCCTTCAAATTCCTTGATCAGCTGGATCGCATCGGCAAGATCGGTCTGCTTGCCGGCTGTGCTCCAGGTCTTGAACCATGACTGATCGCGGCTCAGAAGGCGCGGACCGATGGCAGCCTCCAATTCGCTGATGGCCGCCAGCTGATGCGGCAGGCCCTTGAAGTACCGAAACAGGTCAATCAGCCGCAGTGGTTGCGTCATGGCCGTTGCAGGTGCTGCGGTACTGACTGCCGGTAGCTGAATGCGCTCTTGATCTCGGACCAGATGACAGGACTGAGCATGGCGGCGACGACAGCGAGGATGACCACCTGCGCCATGCGCGTCTCCAACCGGCCAACGCGGACGCCTAATCCGCTCCGCTCAGTCTTGTCAGATATGGCGGCATCCAGCAACTGCTTCAGCTGGCCTTCCAGCACACCAATGGCGCGGAGGATCTCGCCGTGCGTTGGCTCAGTCACCGCTTGCGGGAGGCAATGCCACGCAGTGCGCCGAGGATCAGCTGGGTCCAACTGTTAGCGCGAATGCCAGGCACGATTGCCAGCAGTTCAGAGCCAGCCAGCAATGCCACGGCGATGCTGGTGATGTCTTCCGGTGTCATTGAAAGTTGTCAGCTGCCGACAGTCTAATTCTGGAGCGTGAGCGTGCTGGCCGCCAGGGAGAAGGTGCCGTTGCTGGTGGTGATGTTGCTGTTGAAGTCGTTGTAAGCAACCAATTCATCAGCACTGCTGGCACCACCGCGGGATTTGTAATACACCGCGCCGCGTGCGGTGATGGTGCTGCTGGTCCAGGAAACCGCTGCAAACTGAATGGTCACCTTGTCGTTGGCGGTGTCCTTGGTGACGGTGCAGGCGCTGGTGACGCCGCCAGCGGTATAACCGGTGCCGCTGACTTCATTGGTGACGCTGGAACGCTTGAGATGCGTGTCCTTGTCTGGTGTGTAGCTGCTGGTGACCAGCATCACTTTGAAGCTGTCGGTGTCGAAATCGATGGCGTTGCGCGCCATGTCATCGATGCAGGAGTTGTAGACGAAGGAAGTCATCAGGGTGCAGGCGGCTGCGGCCAGGTGATGTCAAATGGGTTGGGCGCATCGGCCAGGTCTCGCAGTGCCTGGCGGTAGGCAGCCCATGCTTCGCGGTCGGCACCGAGGTCGTAGTCAGTGATCTGCGTCCAGTCGCTGGCCTTCAGCAGTTCGATGCGCTGCTGGCGGATCCTGGCGTGCTGCGTTTGCAGCTCATCGAAGCTGTAGGGGCGCACGACGTACTCAAGCGCCTCGCCGTCCCAGTCGATCGTTTCCAGCTTTGGGTTGCACTCGGGGCGCTCGTAGGGGCCGCTGTAGCCGGCACGCTCCAGCTCGTCAGGCGTGAAGGTGCTGTTGTCGGTACGGGTGCTGCCGTCCGCAAAGCGGATGCGGTGGGGGAGGGGTGCAGGGGTGATGGCGTTGTGGGAGTAGAGCATGGTTAGACCATCGTGATGCCCCATTTGAAGGCCAACCATGCCTGCAGTGAGTCTCGATCAGTGCTGTTCAACACAGAGGAGAAACATATAACCTCACCGATCAAGCCAAGCCAGCCACGACCGGCGTTTGTTCTATCGTTACCTAATTGAACTCCTTGAGTCGCGTTAAATGAGGCCGAGCCATTATTTAAGATTCGGATGATCGAGGGATCGTCAACGCTTGGCGAAGTGAAATGCGATGTGCTGAATCTGTCGGTTGTTCCGCCATTGATGTAAGCGCGATCAAAGCCGGTGCCGTCCTGATTGTAAGAAGTGCTGTTGCCGCTAATGCGCCACCCGGGATCATTTGAGCTAGTAATCAATCCGCCAAAGCTAGTATAAGTTCCGCCAAATGCCCCATCCATGATAACGTAGATTTCAGCTATAGCCGTTGTCGTCGTGTCTGTATTTCGCAGATAATTGTTGTGATTGCTACTGCCCCAATCCAAGCATTTTTTGCTGTTGATGCCTGTCACGTACTGCGGACCTGTTGCGCTTTTTGATAGCGTCCATGCTCTGCTGCCCTTGCTGGTAACCGCAGTGATTTCCGTTCCCGATGTGGTGACGGTAGTCTCATCGGCAAAGTCGTACCAGAGAACTGGAGATAGCCCTGGCGTTGGATCACCAGCTGATGGCCAAATCGCCGCACGCCTTGCCACGCTCTGCTCATTCTGGAACCAGAGCCCGGTTGCTGCGCTGCCTGTTGGCACACGCCTGACACCAATCAATCCGCCGTTGAAGCCCAACATCAGCTGATGTCCTCGTAGCTGATGACCAGCTCCAGGTCGCTGGCAGCGCTGGCCTGTGCGCGGAGGCTGTGGCCTTCCTCCAGGTAGATGTACGCCTCGCGGGTTACCAGCACCTGGGTGGCATCGGCTGGCACGGTGATGGTCTTGCCGATGGCGAAGCCGGTGGTGCCGTTGTAATGCTCCAGGCTGATGTCAGCCGCTGCGGCGCCATCCACGTTGGCGCAGTACACCGAATTGATTTTCAGCACCTTGCCGCTGCTGGCGCCATTGCTCAGCGCCGCAGCCATCGATGTGGTGACGGCATAGCCCACGGTCTTACCGACGACCGTCGTGACCGAGCTGCCTGATTTGATGTTTGGCGCTGCCATTGATCACTGCCAGGTGGTGTATTGATCTTCATTCCAGAATAGCGACGCCGCAAAGCCATCGTCATCAGCTGCGGCTCCAGTAGCCGCCCCAGCCGCCCACTCCACATTCACCACCAGGTCGATCTCGCCGGTCTGCGTTGCAGCGCCAGCAATCCAGATCACATTCACGCCAAGCTCGAAGCCAGGCAGCGGCTCAATGCTCGGCAGCCATGTGCCATCCGTCACCAGCGACACGGTGGTGTCCACATACCCACCACGCTTCTGCGCCTCCTCCGGTGGCTCCTGGTAACGCCAGCGCATTCCAGCCGGCACGATGTTGGACACGCTGGACTGGCCTGCCCAGATCTCAGTCGGCAGCAGGAAGCTGACGAATGAACCCTGCTGCCCGCGGTAGTGATCGCGGATGCTGGCCATCTCGGCCTGGGTCAGGTTCTCATAGCTCAGCTCCATGGTGAGGTTGCTGACGCGGCTGCTGTGCAGGAACTTCACCTGCCCGCCACCAAAGCCAACCTCACGCGAGACAGCAAAGCGACCCATGCTGTAACTGCGGCCGGTTGGCGTCAGTGTTGGGTATGACGCTGTGGTGACCGCGCCATAGAGGAATGGCTCCTGCGGCTGCCAGTCCCATTCCTCCCAGAACGTGGCCATCAGTTCGACAGCGTGATCACGCTGGTGCTGACGCTGAAGGTGCCGCCGGAGGAAACCACCTCGCCGCTGAAGTCCAGGTAGGCAATCAGTTCATCAGCGCTGCTCGCACCGCCGCGCGCTTTGTAGATCACGCCGCCTGCAGTTGTAAACGTGGCTGATGGCCACGACACCGACGAGAAGGTGAGAATCTTCTTGTTGGTGTCGTTGGTGATGGTGCAGGTGGTGGCGTTGCCGCCAGCGGTGTAACCAGTGCCGCTGATCTCGCTGCTCACATCATTGCGCCGGTCGTGCCCGTCCTTGCTGGCCGTGTAGCCGACGCCAACCAGCAGCAGCTTCAAGCTGTCAACCGCAAAATCCAGATCGCCGTTGACCAGATCAGTCAGCACCGAGTTGTAGACAAAGGAAGCCATGCTGCACGCTCCTGGTGATTCAGTCTATTGTCCAGCGAATAATGTCCGCCACTGGTGGATACGGTACGGCTAATGTCTGTCCGGCTACTGCGGTAACAGTGCCGCCAAAGTCAATCATGGCTAAAGGGTACGACGCGCCATAAGTAAGTTCCGAAGATGCTGAAGGCAGCGGTGTTCGGTAGCACAGCAGTAGCGATTTGGCGCTGAGTGGCCCTGTGGTTGCAGTCCACGTAAGCGATTGCGCTGGATGTATAACCGACTCAACGTTAGAGGGCTGTGGAGTAAACAATGGAAACTGCCGAGTAGATGGTGTAAACCGAGCAGTTAATCCACCTAAGCTAGTGACGTTGAAAGAGCTTACTGTGTATGGTTCAGGAAGAACGACAAAACCTCCGGCGTATCGCACATACTGAATGCCTGTGTAATAGTTTCTAAGATAGTCGCCGCCTTTAAGGTAGCCGTTAGCAGTTGGCAGTTCAACAACGCCAGACGCAATTAACTGATCAACTCGACCTTCAAAACTGCTAGTGTATTGCGTAATGTCAGTGCTGCACAGTATGCAAAACAACGAATGCTCTCGACCGTGGCCGCGCTGTACCGCCAATCCGTAAGTTGCGAGATAAGTAACAGCCTGGCGAGCGTAAACGTTGATAGAAATTGGCATGGCTCTAAAGCATAGACCACTTGAAAAGAAGCGCCGATGGCCATGCCACTGTTAATGTAGTGCCAGCAGGTGCAGTCTTGGCTCCATCAAAGTCAATAAGCGCTAATGGTACTGATACGGCGTATCTAGGAAGCACCGGATCAGTGGAATCAAATGAAGTACGGCAACAAAGCAGTGCTGAACTCGCGGTGATGCCAGCGCCACTTGCCAGCCAAGATACATCATCAGCACGCAAGCTAAGCTCACCTGATGAATAAGCAAGCCTGACATTTTGCAAATACTTGCCGCCTACTGTGTAGCCATTTGCAGTAGATAGTTCGTTGCTGCCCGCCGATGAATACGTTGAAGTGGCAAAATTATACAAAAAACCATCCAACGATGGACTTGTTGGCGTCGAAGAAACGCCAACACTGCGAAGGATAACAAACAAGGGATTGTAGATAGTACCAAATCCGTCGCGCGGTGTAGCACCAACGTCTAAAAACTGAAAAATAGATCCTGACGAACGAAGAACAGTTACAGCCATGGCTATGAAGTCGGAAATTGCAGCCTGAACACTGCAATTACTGCAGGCACCTCAACAATCACGCCAGGTGCGCCAGCCCTTGATAGCGACAGCGTCAGCGTCTGTGATGTGCCATTAGCAGCTGCACCACGACCAGCACTCAAGCCAATCGCAATGGTCGTCGTGAACGGCAGGATGTCGGCCGTAGGTGCCACAGAGCTGCTCAGCGTCACGCTGACACCATGGCTGCCGCAGGGATAATCCTCAACCGTTGGCGGCTCGACATAGCTCCATGCGTAACCCTGCAACGAATAATCAGCCACGCTGCTCACGCCGCTCATCACCTCAGCCGGCAATCCAAAGTTGCCGTATGGTCCGCGGCGCGCCTGGTAGTGCAGCAGGATCGCCAACACCTGCGCCTCGCTCAGGCCGATGAACTCAAGCTGCAGCGTCGAGTCGATCAGCACGTTGGAATGCCGCACGCGGTTCTCCATGCCGTTCACGCCTTGATAGGCCGTGTTCGGGTAGCTGCCAGGCGTGAACGTCCGGCTGCTTGGTACCAGCGCAGGAAAGGTGCTCATCCGTAGCTATCCAGGCCGTCGTCTGGATTGGTCACGGTGCCACTCGCTGTGCTTTGAACTGGCACGTTGCCGATCAGCACCTCATCCGATGGCACCACAGCATCTTCAACAGCAGGATCAAGCGGTGCCGGTGGGTCGATCACTTGGATGTAAACCTCGGCAGGGATGGTTGAATCCGTCGCGCGGCCGGCATCAGCGTCGCAGCTGGGGCCGGTCTTGGTGGTATCCACCAGCCCAGCTGTATAGGGAACATTGGCCACCGCAACTGCCACGATGCTTCTTCCCAGCGTATCTACTGGATGGTGGATGCACTCGTAGCTCACCACACCTTCCAGTGATTTGCCCATGGTGACCACCTCATAGAGGAAGTCATGCACAGCCTCGCCAACGCCTACCGATGCGCGCGGCAGCTTGACGCGCACCAAGTCGCCAACGCTCACGCTGACGTTGTGCGCCTGGGGCCTTGCCTTGAACGTGACTGAGTGGGTGATGTTCACGCGGCTGGCCAACAGGTAGGCGCCAAACCTGGCAGCGTGCATCCCGCTGGTGCAGAACTCGCTGAGGTCATGGGTCTCGATTGATAGGTTCGTGCGTGCGGTGTCGGAGTAACGCAGCTCCACGGTGCGAACAATGCCGATGTCATCTTCTGCCTGCTGGCGCCACATCACCTGCGCTACGAATGGCTGCCGCTGCGTCAGGTCGCTGTATTCGATGCGGAACGAATCCAGCAGGATCGTATCCTCATCGAACTGATACACCGCCACTGAGCTGGTGGTGTTGATTGAGCCATCCACCAGCGTTGGCACCAGCGGCTTCAGGCCGCGTTTGCCTTGCACGCGGCTGGCACGCACCAGGAAGTAAGGCGCCCACTTCGTGATCAGCTCCTCGTAGTTGATGCTTTCCTTCAGCACGCAGTCACACTTCAAACCATTGGCGCCGAGGAATCGCGCGACCGTGGTCAGGCCTGCTGTATCGATCAGGTTGGCATTCAATCCGCCGATGTTGGCAAGCAGCCAGTTGGTCAGGTCTGCAAAGTTATCGCTCGGGCCAAAGGCCTGATCCGTCAACCGCTGCACATACATGCCGCCGCGAATGAACAGATGCACCTGCCGGTCCCACAGCGTCGAGCCATCAGCCACCTGCCGCGAGAAGCTGAGCGTTGAGATGCCTGGGTAGCTGCCAATGCTGCCGCAGTTCTGCGGGCAGTTTGGCAGCGTGTAGCCACTGCGCTGCACAATGGCATTCTCTGGGATCCAATCACCGGCGCGACGGTTGAAGGTTTGGGTGTGGCTGCCATGGCGGCAACCGCCGGAGAACACATCACGCACCGGGATCGAATCCATCAATCCCTCGCCCAAGACCAGCAAGTAGAACGCTGTGACTTGATTGGTGGCGCTGTTCTGGAATCGCGCTTCAGTGGCGCTGGGGCTGATCAACACGCCGCCAACGCCGGCCACTTGGCGGCAGAAGACGATCGGCACCACATCACCCAGGCTGGCGGCTTTCTGTGCCACATCCAGCGGCCTGGTCACCGCCGCCGGTGGCGACGTGGCAGGTGGTGGCACGATGCCGGTCTGAATGCTCATGACCGGCGCTGGGTTCAGGTCCTGCGCAAAGAACGGAATGTCAAGCGCTTTGCCGCCACCGCTAGGCGCGGCTGATGGAGCGCTGAGCGTGGTCGATCCTCTGAACGTCATGGCCGGAACCCTGTGCCCATGATCGCGCTGGTCAGCGTGCGTGGTGGCACCTGAGCGCCAACAGCGGCAACCGGTGCGCCCAGGGTCATCTCAAGACTGGTCAGGCTGCCGCTGCCGCCCACCACCTGACCGGTGTATGACGCGATCAGCTCCTGCCCTGTCTGCGGAACATCGTTCCCGTTGAGCGCATCGAACTGATAGGTGGTCAGATCCACCAGATAGGCATTCTGAAGTGCTGCTTCAAATGCCGCCACCACAATGCCGGTCGCAGGCGCTGTGATGCTGATGTCAGATTCAACGCCGCTGGCGCCTTCTGTAAAGCCCTGCGCTGTGAATGCAACGCTGAGCCAGAGATCACCATTGAGCAGCACGGCCTTGCTGTAGTAGCTCTGCCAGCGGTTGATCGTGACACCAGCGGCTGAGTAAATCCGAAGGTACTGGGATTGCGCGCGTGCCATCAGGCCAACCCCACTGAGATGCGCGTTGCTGGATTGCGCAGGCTGCTTAGCACGCTCCTGGCGGTGGCCTGCATGGCGGCCTGCATGTCGCTGAGGGTGACGTACTGCTCACCGCCGAACTGAACAACCGGCCCGGTGGTCACGTTGATTCTGATGTCGCGCGTGCCGGCTGTGATGCCCTGCGCTTTGACCATGAAGCGGTCAAGCGCTTTGTCCATCTTGGACTCTGGGATGATGTATTCAGACTCTCCGCCTTCACCCACCATTGCGATGGTGGGTCTTGTGACCAAACCACCTTCAGCAAATGCTGGAACTTTGATAGGTGTCAACAGTGGCAGCAATCGCAAGCCAAGGAATGGGATTTGCCTCAACCCTTTTAGAATGTTGTTTAGTGCTGCAATCCAGTTATTGAACAGCTCTGCGCCAAAGCGAAACGCACCGGCGATGATGCCGCGAACGACGCCAGTGACTGCACCAAACACTGTGACGACGGCTCCTTTTACTTTGCCGAATACTCCTGTCACAAAGCCCGCGGCCGTTTCCCAGTTCTTGCGCCACCACTTGAAGTAGTTTTCGATTGGCTTTTTCAGGATGTTGTTCACAAAGCCATCCCATCCTTTTTTGAACACACTGCCAAGCCAGGTGATGAACTGACCGAGCGGCTTGCGGAATGCAATGGCCATCGCCACCACCGCCGCCACGGCCAGCACTGTCCAACCGACAGGGCCAGAGAAGAAGGCCAGCAGCGCTGGCAGCACGGTGCCGCTCAGGAAGGTCAGCAGGCCTGAGAATGCAGCGCTGATGACGCCCATCGCGGGGCCAAGAGCAGCTGCCCAGGTGGCGATGGTGGCGCCAATCTTGAGCGCCATAACGAATCTGCCTGCCATGAGCACACCGTTGATCACCTGCACCAACGGCCCGAGCGCAATCACCAGGCCGCCAACGGCTGCGATGGTGCCTTGCATCCAATCCGGCAGGCTGCTGAAACCAGTGGCCAGCGAGATGACCAGATCAGTGATCGTGCTGAGCACTGGCATCAATGCAGTGCCAAGCTTCACGCTGATTTGCATCATGTTGGCCATCAGCTCAACTGTTTTATCGTTGAACTGATCGGCAAGCCTGGCAAACTTTGTTGTTATCGTAGGGATAAACTTCTCAATAGACTCCCTGCCGCCATTTAATACGGGTATCATTTCGCCGCCTGATTTTTTCATCAGCCGAAATGCCAGATCTGTCTTTTTCGCTCCATCTGGCATTGCGCTCAGCTTGTCGGCAATGTCTTTCATCACATCGCTTGGGTCTCTTAACTTGCCCGCAGCATCCACTGAGCTGATGCCAAGCTCTTTTAATGCTGCAGCTACACCCTTTGGCCCTTCAGCCAGTTCTTTCAAGGACTCGATCTGCTCTTTGCTTGATTGCTTGATCAGCTTCACCTGGCCATCGGCGTGCTCTTTGGTCAGGTTCTTCTCTGTATTGATTCGGGTCTTGATCTGTTCTTCTTCGGCACGCTTGCGCTCTTCAAGCGCATCTTCCTGTTGCTGCTGTGCATCACGAAACTGCCGTGTGCGTTGCGTCTGCTGCTGCTGGTAGCCACGATCCAACGCCTTCAAAACATTGTCTTCCTCGTCGCGCAATGCTTGCAGCTTTGCTTCCTTCTGCTGGTCAGTCAGATACTTATCATCCTTAATTGCCTTGGCACGCGCATCAAACTGACGCTTGATTGCGCGTTCCTCTTGCTGCTGTCTATCTTTCGCTGCATCGGCTTCCTGTCTTGATTGATCATCAAACGAATCACCCAGCAGTCTTGCTTCTGCTTTGTATCGCTTGTTGATTTCTCGCAGTCGATCGTCTGATTCTTTTTCAAGTGCCGCCAGCCGCTTGTCGGCAGCATCCTGGACCGCCTGAACCTGACGATCCTCGCCATCTTCTACCGCCTGCGTTGCATCCTGCAGCGCCTGCTCAGCTGTTTGCCCATACTCATCAGTTGCACCGGCAGCTGCAACCATCCCACGAGACAGGTTTGTCATTGCCTTCACAACGACATCAATAGTTGTCCCTCCTGCTTCAGCCGCTTGCTGCCATTGACTCAAGCTCTCAACGCTGACGCCTGTCCTCTGCGACAGGTCATTCAGATTGTCCGCTGCATCAATGGCACCCTTGGCCATGGCCGCCAAGCCAACGCCGCTCACCAATGGCACCAGGCTGCCCAGCGCACCGCTCAGGCCGCCGGCACTCTTGAGCATTCCACCGAGGCCGCTGCTGGCATCCTCTGCACCTTTCTTCAAGCCACCGATGCCCTTGGCGAGTGCCGTCACAGCACCTTCGCCATCAACCGATGCCTTGATCTTCAGCAGCGCTTCCATCACGGCCATCAGCGCTTCTCCAACTGCTTGTTGATCTGCGCCCTGGCGTGCAGTTCCATCACCTGCAAATCCTCCAGCACTACGGCCGGGTCGCTGATCTTATACAGGCTAGCAAGCTGCAACACCACGCCATAATCCAAGCCGATCACGCCATTGCTGGTAGGGCGCCACTGCGTCATGCACCGCAGGAACAGATCGACCACCTCAGCATGTTCAGGCCACAGCTTGAAATGCTGCGGCGCAAACATAGCCTCCGGCAGCTCGATGCCATACTCTGCCGCGTCAGCCAGCAGGTCATCGTTTGCCTTCTCGCCGCGGAATAGGTGATCCACGGCGCCGGTCAGTTTTTTGCCTTGGCCTTCTCCACGCTTTCGATGTAGGTCTGCACCAACATCTCAGCAACAGTGGCCACCTCCAGCAGCTGCGCTTTTGTTTCCTCTGAGTACGGGATCTGCGTGGTGTTGTCGGCCTCAAAGATGCCGCTCCAACCCACCAGGATCTCGCTGGCAATCTCCCTGGTAGGGATCCGATCAATCAGGTCGTCGTTTTTGACGGCATGGCGCAGCTGCTGGAAGTTGATTGCAAGATCCTCCAGCCTGCTCTGCGGCAGCCGCTTGAAGACTGCCTCGAACGTATGTGTGCGGTAGCGGCCGTTGTCTACCTGCTCCCGAATCGTGATTGGCCAGGAGAAGGTCGGCGTTTGCTCAAGGATGAAACCCATCAGGTCAGCGCAATGGAAACTTCATCGTTACCGCTGCTGCCAGGCAGCGGACGGAATGGCAGCACAATGTGCTGAATACCATCACCGTCTTCCAGCGTTGGTGAATCAAATGCGCAGTTGCTGGCCGTGAATGTGGCAATCTTGCCAGCGGTTTGGTCATGCTGGAAGCTGATGGCGCCAGCAGTCTGCGCAGCTGCGATGGTATAAAAATCCTTTGTGCCAAGCGCAGGAAGTTCAACCGTGATCGAGCCGCTTGGCGCGCGATCCGTAATCATGACTTGCTTTGTGCAACCTGCCAACTGGCGGAACACCATATTGTTCGCCATATCAAGGCTAAACGCATTCATGCACGCGGAGTAGCCATGCACGCTAACGCTGGTGGTGCTGTCCGCATTCACTGCCACCGGCGTTGATTGATTGGTAAATGTTGTTGCCGGATTTGCTGTAGCAGTTGGCGCCCCATATATCCCCATGAAAGTGAAATTCAACTTAGGAATTTCACCGGCACTCATTTCAATCGCCACATTGCCGCGCACGCCCAAGATCAGGTGCTTGATGCCATCGTTCCTGAAGTCCAGCGCCACGCTGCTGAAGCTGCTGCTCACTGGCGCATAGGTCACGCTGGTACTGGTGACAACAGTCTCCGAGAACCCACATGCCTTCATCAGTGAGCCCCAGCGCGGTGCAGTGCCTGCAGTGCCGCTGCCTGCCAGCTCCACGCTGAAGTTCACGCCGACGCTGGTCTGTCCCACCACCTGCGCTGTGTTGCCCAGGTAGCCCTGCACCAGCTCGCGGTCCTTCAGCTCAAGCTGGAGCGGTGACACTTCAAGATTGCTGATCAGTACCGCATCAGTACCGGCTGGCGCCGGTGACGGCACCACTCCATAGCTCGATTCAGATTTCGCCAGCAGCAGGCGGTTGCGTGTCAGTGCCATCGGTCGCAGGGATCAGCGGGTTGGAGGTTTGCTGGTGCAATGTCCATTCGGTGCCTTTGTCGTTCAGCACATAAGTGCCGCCGGCAGATGGCAGTGGTGGGAGCTTTTTGTTGCTCACGGATAGTCTAGGTTTTGCCATCACTAGCTTACCAAGCTTGCAAGGCCAGTCCTGTACCTCACCTCATAGTCGCAAGCGATCACACCGCCAGGTTGGTCTGCGCTGATCATGTCAAACTGCACGCCGCGCGGCTCGATGGCCATGGCATAGCCACCTACTGATTGGTCTGCCATGATCTTGGCGTGCATACTCTCGGCAATCGGATCAGCTGCCTGATCCGGTATGGCGCCACGCACGATGATCGCCACACGCACCGTCAGCGTCCAGTCAGTCTTGCAATGGCTGTTGCTGATCACCGCTTGGTCTGAGATCGGCTCCACCACAATGGCCGGTGATTCGCCACGTGTGATCGGCTCCACCCTGCTGCGGTAGATGCGCGTGCTGACGCCTGTCGTACCAGTCAGTGATGATGCGATGGCGGCCAGGATGCTCTCGCGACGTGTTGTCATGGCTCAGGCGCTGGCGACTTGGGTAACCGTGCAGATGATGCCCGGAATCGCCGGATGCGTGGCATTGCCAGCTTCGGCGTGGATGTAAGCATCAACATCACTTGCCGCCCACATCAGTTCAATGTAATCAGCTGCGGCCAGCTTCAGCACATAGTTCACCGTGCCGATGATGTTGCCATCAGTGCTGCCATGCCGCGCGATGATACTGAAGCGGCTATCTGAATCTGCTACATCACCGCTGCTGCCGCTGTCATTCTTGCGCAGCCATACGTTGATGTCATGGATGCTGTTATCGCTATTGGTGAACTGGATTGAAAATGTGATGCTATAAACGCCAGGATGCAGCACTGTGATGCGACTGCCTGATGCAACTGCAACGCCATAGTTGCTCAAGTCACCAGCGCGCAACAGTATCGCAGTTGGCGTGTTGATCGTCGCCACATACTGCGATGTCGAATCCCAGAAGCTGCCCCAATAGCCAGGGCAGCCGTGATACGGCAGCTGGCTCCAACGTTGCGTGCCATTGCCGATCTTGATATTGCCGGTGTCTGATTCGCGGCCGAACTCACCGGCAAGCAGGATTGGATTGCCTGCGATCCATGCCGCGCGAGTATTGCTGCGAATCGGTGCGCTCATGTCTTCTGCAGCCCTAGCTGTACCATTGCACCATCATCAATGTACTGCGTCTCGCGCACCGTATAGGCAATGCCTGCCACCGTGATTGCATCGCCATACTTCAAGCTGCCGAAGTTGGATGCGCGCGCGGTCAGAGTATAGTCAGTGCTCAAGATTGCATCGCTCAGCAATACCTGAGATGGCATGTCAAGGATGCCCAATGCAGTCACCGCTCCGGCTGTGCATGTCACGCCGAAGTCATCAAGGAATGCGTCCAGGTTCTCGGTGATGGCCATCAGAGTGCCAGCAGGTCAACGTATAGCTCAAGCCATGGCAGGTAGAACGCATCATCTGTTGCGTCTGTTGCTGGCGCCGCTGTAATGCTGGAGCGGATTGATGCCCGAATGCTCTGCCGCAATCCAGTGCGTAGGTTCATGCTGCCCCCACCAGGCCGGTGACGCTAGGTGTGCCGCCGCTCAGGCTGACAAGCCGCAGCCTTATGTACTTCACCGGGCAGCCGCTCAGTGCGTAGCCATATGTGCCATTGGTTGTGATCGTGGTGTCAGCGTTGGCTGAATCGAGATTGAAGTAGCTGCTGCCATCAAGGCTGCCCTCAAATCGAATCACCACATTGGTGCCAATGCTGCTGACGGTTACCTGAAATGTCATGCTGACGCCGCCGCATTGCACTGCACTGCCAGTGCCTGCGCTGGTCAACGTGCCGAGGCTTTCAACCTCAAAGCCGCTGAATGTACCGACTGGCTCAGGCATGATGCGATAGCGATGCACTCAGTCTAGAAAAGGCCCCAGCTCAAGCCGGGGCCATCATTGAACAGCTCAGCCGTACTTCTTCAGGCCGAAACCGAAGCAGGTAACAGCGCTGGAAGCGGTGCCCGTCTCAGCCGTGCAGCTCAGGCGGATGTAGCGCTTCAGGTTGTCGCGATCGAAGGTCTTCACCTCCTTGTAGGCAGCGTTGCCGATCGCAGTGAAGGTGCCGCCGGTGACAGCAGTGAACGTGCTGTTGTCGGCAGATTCCTCAATGCGGAACGTCAGATCAGCGCTGGCGCCAGCAGCGGTGCCGGCCAGGATGATCTGAACGTCGCCGTCGTACTCAAGGAGATCGACGCCGGTCTGGTTGCCGGTGGCGGTGATGGTGGTAGTAGCCAGCAGCGTGAAATGCTGCAGCTTCTCAAGCGTCTGCTGATGGATAGCCATTGGTCCTCTTGCGGGATGGTTTGCGGGAAGGCTGCGGGCAAACTGCCGGGGCTGGCTCCACGATCGG